ATGACTAAGAAAAAAGCCCACAAACCTGGATCAGCCACCATTGCGCTGAATAAACGCGCCCGTCACGAATACTTTATCGAAGATGAATACGAGGCTGGTCTCGCCCTGCAGGGCTGGGAAGTCAAATCCCTGCGTGCAGGCAAAGCCAACATCGGCGATAGCTATGTCATCCTGAAGGATGGCGAAGCCTTCCTGTTCGGCGCCAACTTTACGCCCATGGCCGTGGCTTCCACCCACTATGTCTGCGACCCGACGCGCACCCGTAAGCTGCTGCTCAACCAGCGCGAACTCGACACGCTGTACGGCCGCATTAACCGCGAAGGTTACACCGTCGTCGCCCTGTCGCTGTACTGGAAGAACGCCTGGTGCAAAGTGAAAATCGGCGTCGCCAAAGGTAAGAAACAGCACGACAAGCGTACCGACCTGAAAGATCGTGAATGGGCGCTGGATAAGGCGCGTATTATGAAGCACGCCGGACGTTAATCTCCCCTCCCCGAGTGCCAGCTCTCGCTGGCCCTTACGCTATATCCTTGTTGATGCTGCTTTTTCGTCCACCCTGCTTAAATAATCCTGCGTGATGGGGCTGGTAACGACATTCACAAATCTGTTATACTTGACCTACACATTGGGGCTGATTCTGGATTCGACGGGATTTGCGAAACCCAAGGTGCATGCCGAGGGGCGGTTGGCCTCGTAAAAAGCCGCAAAAAATAGTCGCAAACGACGAAAACTACGCTTTAGCAGCTTAATAACCTGCTCTGAGCCCTCTCTCCCTAGCTTCCGCTCTTAAGACGGGGATCAAAGAGAGGTCAAACCCAAAAGAGATCGCGTGGATGCCCTGCCTGGGGTTGAAGCGTTAAATCTAATCAGGCTAGTTTGTTAGTGGCGTGTCTGTCCGCAGCTGGCAAGCGAATGTAAAGACTGACTAAGCATGTAGTGCCGAGGATGTAGGAATTTCGGACGCGGGTTCAACTCCCGCCAGCTCCACCAAATAAAACAAGGGGTTACGTGAAAACGTGACCCCTTTTTTTGGATTGTGGCGGCAAAATGGCGGCAGACATTTATCAATGCAAAGGACTACCGATATGAAAAAATCTCTTTTGATGCTGATACTTTTGGCCTCATGCAACGCTTTCGCCGACAAAATCCCGAACTCTATTGAGAATCTAATTGCTGTGTTCGACACCAGGACGCATAGCCTAGAAAGCGGCGTACTCTCGATCAAATACAGCAAACAGAAATTGCACATTGATGCGGCTGATGCAATGTTTGAAGGCATTTGCACTGACCTATCAATGCATAAGTGGAAACCCGAAACAATTAAGAAGATTAGGCTACTCAACGTCTCACTTGATCAAGGTTTTGAGATAGATGCCGGCGGTGCTGAATGTAAAAAGACAGGTAAGATGACTTTTGATGAAGCGCGGGCTTACAGGCAAGGCTTTATCAAACCTATTCCGTAAACCCTCTGTGATTTGTAGGTTAAAAGCTCAAAAATTCATATGCCCCTGCCCGCTTGTTGCCGGATGTGGCGGGGCATTATCAATTACGCCTGGCGTCATGATGAACCTCACGACGGTTTCGTGAGTAATAAATGTAGTACCGCAATTAATATTCTGGCACTGGCAATACCGCTCTTTTGTCTGGTCTGTTACTCGAAAGCTACTTCGTGTATGCGCCGCATGTCCGCATTTTGGGCAATTCATCATTTCCGTTTCTCCGCCGCCGCCTCTGAAGTCGCGTTAATAATACACAACATCAATATTGAGAACCAACTATTCAATATTGAGATCGTCTATTTTCACTTCCAGTTCGATGCTGGTCGTAAATCCGCTATCCGGGTTGACCGTGTGCGTTAACGTGGTGATGGTCCAGCTGGCATCATCAATGGGTTGTTTAAAGCCGGTGACCTTCACGGGCATTTCCGTATAGAGATCTGCGCGGCCTTCTGCCAGCTGCAGGGAAAATGACGCCACACCGCGCTGCAGCCGCTCCCAGTTCATTTTTGCTGCACGCTCCGCATTACTGCGGTTCGCATAGGTCCGGTTCAGAACCAGCACGTTCTCATCCGTCCCGATCAGGTAATCCCCCTGCTTTGCTTCTGGCTCTTTTGGTTTTGTCGTTTTCCGGCGGCGCTTCACTTTGGTGGTTTCTTTTTTCTCCGGTTCGCGCGTATGCAGCCAGTGAGCAATCACCCCGGTATACGCTCCCCTGTCCGCCAGACTGAAGCGGTGACTGTCACCGTCCCGGCGGGTAATAGTGATGACCGGCAGCGCTTTACCGCTGGCTGTTTTCCCCTGCCCCTGCCGGATAAACAGCAGGTTACTATCCTTCACCGATGCAATCGCGCCGTACTGACGCGCCAGCTTCATCAAAAAGCTGGCGTCGCTTTCGTTGGTCTGGTCCAGGTGATCCAGCGCCTGCTCCGCAACATCTTTACCGATGGCAACCTTCAGGCTGTGCCGCGCGGCAATCTCCTTCACCACCTCGCCCACCGTCGTTTTATGCCACGACTTTTCACGCCGTACATTCAGCGTTTCCCTGAAGTCTGCGCTACGGGCGCGGATTGTCAGTCGGTCCGGGCTGCCGCTATGCTCGATCTCATCAACGGTAAATTTCCCTTTTGAAAACAGCGGCTCGCCTTTCCATCCCAGCGCCAGAGAAATCACCGCGCCACGACGCGGCATAATTACCAGGCCGTCCGCGTCGTCCAGCTCCAGATCGAGCTGGTCGGCTTCAAATCCGCGGTTGTCGGTCAACGTCATACTCAGCAGGCGCTTATCCAGTGTCTGCGTGGCATCCTTACCTGCAATCACGATGCGAAATGCCGGGGTCTTGCTGAGGTTGAGTAAATCAGTCATCTCGCTCACTGAAGCAACCCTCCTACCGTGGTCCTGATATTCCCTACCGCTGCCGCTGCGGAATCCTGCAGACTGCTGAGCTGGTCGCTCAGGCTACCGAACATTTCGGACAGCGACTCATCAACACGCTTAAGCCCCAGCGAAAACTCTATTTTTCTCGCTTCACCGCTGGCGAAAAATTCCGTTTTCGTCTGGCCCAGATTTTCAATCACGTACATACCGTAGATGGTCCCGCCCCCCTCGATCAGCGGCCAGGCCTTCCCCTGCTCCGCCATCAGCTCCAGCGCCAGCAGCGACAACCGGCCGCCGGTCACTTCCGGCATGAGGACGCCGGATAGCGTGAGCTGATCATTATCTGGCCCCAAAAACTGCGTTGTCGGACGGCGATTAACGCGGTTGTTGGTGACGTGCCGCCAGTTCCGCTGATACTGCAGTTGCTGATAGGGCACCGTGCGCAGCTGAAACACAAACAAACCCAGAACCATCATCATGAATCATACCCCCCTTGATCGCTGAAGTTGCTGCGGGCCTTAGCCCTCATGCGGCGCTCACGCTCATCGAGCTGTCGCGCAACCTCCCGCGCAATATCCTGCGGACTCTGCCCTGGTAGCGCCTGGATAATAATTTGTGCCTGGGTTTCAAACTGGAATACCGGCCGCGTGCCTGCCGGTTTCTCTACTGCAGGGTGATAGGATGCTGCCGGCAGGCTCATTGGATGAAGCGGCGCAGCCTCTGCAGGCATAGCTCCCCCCATCATTCCGGCGACAACGGACGCCAACGCAGCCGTCCTCCGGCGGCTGGTCACATAGGCCGGACCGTTAATCAGCTCCGGGCCATTCTCGCCAGCAATGCCCACCTGCCCGCGTGGAATATAGCCGCCGCTGTCATACATCCCTGCGAAAAATCCGCCTGCGCCTTTTTGCTGGGGTGCGCCTGGCGTTTTGTCTCCGCCGGTCATCCAGTCCGGCAGGTAGCTTTTCACCGATGCCAGCTTGCTCTTGAGCGTTTCCCACTTCTCATTGATACCGCTCAGGATGCCGTCAATGATCGCGCCGCCCACTGCTTTAAACTTCGCGGGCAGCGCTGCAACATCACTCAGAATTTCATCCCATTTGCTGCTGATGGTCTGCTTAATCACAGCCCATACCCTGGATACCCCGGATGAGATGGTATCCCACATTGCTTTGAATTTTGGCCCCAGCGTTTCCCAGTTCTGCCAGATATAAATGGCTCCCATCGCAATCAGGCCAATTATCGCCAGGATGGGGTTAGCCATCATCAACCTGCCCAGCCACAGGATCGCCTGGCCTGCACCGCCGATGACTTGCTTAATCAGACCAAAAGCGGAGGCAAACTTAATTCCCAGAACCCCTGCGCTCACACGTACTATCGCCATTGGCCCCAGAATAGATGCCAGAGCCAGCGACAACACGCCCGCTGCGGTAGCTACCACGGCAAACACCGCCGCAATCTTAAACATCGCCGCCGTCAATTGCGGATGCCGTTTAACAAAACCATCCAGCGCGGATGCCAGATTACCCAGCCAGTCCGCAATATTTTTCAGTACCGGCGCGACGGTTTCACCGATGCTTGCCATGGCGTTAGTAAAGGAGCCGCCAGCGGCTTCCCATTTGTTGCCCAGGGTATTAAGAGACGCATCAACGCGCTCGCGCAAAGTTGCCTGGTTCTCCAGCTTCGCTACTGTTTCACGATAACCAGACATCCCTTTACTGATCATGTTATTCAATACTTTTAGCGTTTCGGCATCATCACCAAATACCGTTTTAAGTGCCGCAAGCCTTTGCTCCGTGTTTAATTTTTTTAACTTTTCAAGCTGGGCAAATAGCTTATCCAGTCCACCAAACTCTCCTTTTCCGTCAGTAAAATCTAATTTAACCCCAGCCCCTTTAATTGAAGCATTGGCTTTATTAACTTTTTTGGTATCCATGACAGCCTGGAATATTTTACGGTAGGCATTCCCCGCTGACTCGCCAGCCATCCCCATCTGATCCGCCATCACAAGCAATGGTGCAAATACCTTCGTTGCCCCCAATCCCTTCTGACGGATAATATCCATTGCACTACCAATGTTCGAAAAGCCCTGCAGCATATTGCCAGGGTCAACGCCCGCGTAATAACCCCGCTGGATCACGTCCATCAGGCTCATCATGTCTTTTTCGGTGGTCTGGGTGGCGTCCTGCAGTTTTGCGGCAAATTCGGCGGCATCCGTTGGTGCCATCTGCAGCTGCACGCCGAGATACGCCGCCGACTCACCCAGCCCGCCCAGGATGACCTTTGCCGACATGCCCTGACGGCGCAACATGGTCATCATGTTTTGAAAGTCTGCCGTGGTGCCAGGCAGACGGTCACCCAGGGCGATCGCCAGCTTGTTTAGCTTCGCAAACTCCGGCGCTACCTTTCCGCCCGGCCCCATCATAGAGCCTGCCAGCTGGTTAGCCGCGTTCTCTGATTCCGAGTAGGCGCGAATGGGGGCCAGCAGTGTCGCGCCCGTTGTCACCCCGGCGGCCATCATCCCGGCCCCGTTCCCTGCCAGGCTGTTACGCACGTCGCGCATCTTGTCCGCTTTGGCCCTGACCGCATTCAGCTTACGCTGGCGCTCGCCCACGTCCCGCAAGCGGCGTTCCTGCTCTGCCAGCTGCTTGTTATAGCGGTCCGTTTCGCGGGTAATGCGTGCCGTTTCACGGGCACCGCCGCCCGCAGAGATGCCGAGGCGGTACAGCTCTGCCCTGGCCGCCGCCATCTGCCGCGTTTCCTGCCCCTGCTTTTGCTCCAGACGTGACACGGCCCGCCATTGCGTTTCAAGCGCCGCCGTCTGCTTTTTCGTGGGGGATTCAAGGGCTGACATTTCGCGGGTCATCATCTGCGCACGCAGCCGCGCCTGGTCCAGTTCGTTACTGGTCCGGCTCAGGCTCTGTGACAGCTGATCGAAGGATTTTAACTGGCCCCCTGCATCGTTCAGCCGTTTAAGCTGTTCGCGGGTCTGCCGGACGGCGGAGGCCAGCTCCTTAGAGCCAGCCTGCGCAACTTTTAAAGGGCGGGTGAGTTTATCAACCGCATTCAGAACCACCTGCAGACGCAGGTTTTTATCACTCATCGCTGGCCCCGCTTCGCATTATCGCTCTGTGCCGCCACTCCAGCACTTCCGTGAGCGGCATAACGTCAGTGACGGACGGCGGCCAGTGAAAGATCGTGGCGATATCCGCCACCAGGTCATCTACCGTCAGGCTGTCGGCAAATCGGCAAACGCCGACTTCGGCAACAAAAAAAGGACAACCTCGATCGACATTGCGGCAAGGTCAGCCGGGTCAAGGTCCGCCATTTCCTGCGGGGTCAGCGTCGGCGTGGAGATTCGGGGGATCACGGTCATCATTGAGGCCACGTCCATCTCCATCACCGCCTGCAGTCGCGTACCGCGCAGTGCGCCGGATTGCGGCTTGCGCAGCACAACTTCCGTAATCGTGGTATCACCGCGGGTGATCGGGCTATCCAGCTTCACCGTTGCTACTGTTTTCTCACTCATGTTCTTTTCCTGTTATGGGGTGGCTGGCGCGGCATCCCGCGCCAGTGCTGCATTAAAGGCCGATGGCGTTGCGGTGCTCTTCCATCAGGTCAACGCCATCAACAATTTCAATCATGTTGATCACATCGACCTCATAGAGCACTTCGCCGTTAATGGTCAGCTTCGCGTAACTGTTAACGCTGCTGACTTTGGTGGTATTGCTCTCGCCGGTTTTCCACTCGCCGGAATCCACCTCTTTGTGGCGTCCGCGTACAACCAGCTCAACGGCCTGTACCTCGCCGGTGTCATCGCGCTGGATAGAGCCGGTGAAGCGCATCTGCACCCCGTCCACCGTGGCCTTGCCCATCTGTTTGAACAGCAGCGCCTCAGTGCCGCCGATGGTCATTTCCGTATCCAGTGCGCCATCATCCAGCCCCAGATCGATACCGACTGAACCGGGCATACCGCCCCCGCGATAGTTCTCAAGCTTGCGGGAAAATTTCGGCAACGTGACGGATTCAGCAATGCCCATCCAGCTATTACCGGCGTTGAAGATGTTCAGGTGTTTTAGTTTGCGTGGTAAGGCCATTGGTCCCCCCTTATGCGCTTACGCGGGTGGTGAAATCCACCAGGTAACGGTCAGTGATGCGCTGGCGCAGCATCAGGTTTTCCAGTGGCGGCACTGGCGTGTAGTCGTAGTCGATCCAGAGCTTCCCGGCCTTCAGGGTGTCTTTGTCGTTAACGCTGTCATCAATCCAGCAATCACCGCCGATGAGGTAGCCCTGATTCACCAGGCTGCGCATTTTGGCGCGGATGCCTTCGATAATGTCGCGGGCCAGCGACGGGTTAAGCGGCATGTCCACCGCCCACATATGGCCCTCCGCCATGGTGTCAGCCAGTACCTGCGCGGTGCGGGTGTAGTTTTCAAACTGGAACAGCGGATCATCACTAAGGCAGCGGGAACCCCAGAACCGAAACCCGTCTTTGCGGATCAACGTGGTGACGTCATTCTGGTTCAGCAGTCCGGCATCGGTTGCCGGATCCTGCAGATCCCAGAACACATCCGCAGATAGACCGGTTACGCCGTTGACGCCCACGTTAGACAGGGTTTTGTGCCAGCCGGTTTGCTCGTCGATTTTTGCGCGCAGGCCAAGGGCGCGGGCGGTGGCGTAGGCGGTCGCATCCGCCTGCAGTACCGTGTCAAAGTTGATGAAGTCAGGCCAGATCAGCATCCCTTCACGCTGGCTGAAGTTATCGCGGTAGGCGATCGCATCCTCCACCGTCTTACAGCCGTATGCCGACATATAGGCAAAGGCCCGCAGGCTCTGCGCCACGCTTAACAGTTCAGTGGATACGGCCTGCGTATCATGCCCAGGCACGCCGAGAATGCGCGGCTTCACGCCCAGCTGCGACTGCGCCGAAAGTAACGCCTTCATGCCGGTTTTCTTACCCTCAGCGGTCACGCCGCCGATGATGTTTGCGGTGGTTTCCGCTTCGGTTTCGCCCTGGGCAACGCGCACCACTACGGTGACGGGTTTTGCCTGGTCTGCGATAGCGTCCAGTGAGCGGGCCAGCGTGCCGGACTCGCCCGCTTTACCGCTGGCGGTCAGCACATCGGTCAGTAATACCGGCTTATTGAGCGGGAACATGGAGGCATCGGCATCATCGCCGGTGCACACCATGCCCACGATCGCCGTGCTCACCGTTGTGATAGAGCGGGTGCCGTCGTTAACTTCTACAACGCGCACGCCGTGGTGGTAGTCTTGCGCCATGGAATGAATCTCCTGTTTAGGGGTTCACCCATGGTATGGAAATCACTCACCGCAAGCCGTTGATGCCCGTTGTACCGTGGTTGATACAACCGCAGGCAGAAAAAAAGCCCCGTTACGGGGCTGATTGGGTCAGTGACTTGGCTGGCGATTCAGGCAACGCGGCTCCAGCACATCAGCAGGGTGTGCGCTTCCACCACGCTGAACGATTTACCTTCGCCGAGGTTGGCGGTTTTACCGGTGGTTGAGTGCTTATGCGGGGGCACAATTACTTCATGGTCATGCTTCCCGCCCATATCCGTGACACCCAGCTCTTTCGGGTTAAAGAGCTGCCGCACATCCCCGCCTATTTCCCACGGGTCATCCTTACCGGCTACGCCACCATGATTGTGCTCGCCGTCTTCAGATGTTCTTATCTTCTGCTCTGCCTGTTCACTGGTTTCGCCACTCACATCAACCTGAACGGCGGGCAGGTTGGCCTGCTGGAGCGTGACGGTATCGCTGCCGCCGATCGTGCCAACGTCCGAGCCGTCCGCTTTGCCGACGCGGATCGTTTTGTTTTCGCCGGTGTACACCCATTCGGACCACGGCCAGCGCTCATTCGGGTTGACGTTCTGATTAAAAAATCGCGTCGTACCCACGGGGTTATCGTCTTCCCAGAAATCACGCTTTGCCGCTGTAATGGCGTCGGTAATAACTTGCTGAATGTCAGTATCAAGCTGGCCTACGATCTGATCGGCATAATCCTTTGCCTCACTTTTTGCGCGGCTCACCTCTGCAACGGTAGCCAGAATAATCGCCGGATCCGCTTTAATCGTCACATCGCTGGTTTTGCTGACGGCAATCCACATATTAACCGACTGTAATCGCCCGGCCCCCTCCGCAAGCAGCGGCTTATAGGTCGGAGCCATATTCGCAACGGCAAGGCAAATTCCCTCATCATCGTAGAGCGCCGCTTCGCGTAGCCAGAATCCTCCCACCTGCGGCATCATGATCATTTCAACGCGGATGACGTTATCGGCCTGGTCAGCGATGACTACACGGTTTACTTGTGACCGGAATCGCTCGTTAACCAGCCCGTCAATGCGTGAGGGGTCAGGCAGAATGCCGCCGCCATCGCCCACCGCCATCTCATGAAAATTTACCGGCTCACCAGACACCGCCGCCGCTGCAAACTTTCGCTCCCCGGCAGGGGTCAGGTGCGTATAAAATAATTTACCCACGCTTCCCCCTTACGGCGCCTGAATAATGACGCCTTTACCAGCCATGATGCCGCGTGCTTTCTCCAGCAAATAATCTACCGTTGTAGTGTTCATTGCACC